GGCGTATAGGCCGTCTGGTAAGGATGAGTTACATATAAGTTTCTTCCCCAGTGAACTAGAAAAAGAGAAGGATATCTATACAGAATTTGTAAGCATTGATTATGACTCTGAGGATCCAAAAAGAACTCTTTATTTATGGAAACATACTAAACATTGGAAAGAAGAATATGAATCAGTAACAAGTAGTAATGGATTTGAGAGACACATTATACCAGTAGCTGAGCTAAAGGTGATAAGTGATGTTAACTCAAGAAATAGCTCTAAGGAAGAAGTTCAATCTATTTTAGATTTTGAGAGACTTCCTGATCCTGATGCACCAGATGATATTGTATCAGCTATGAACAAAATTAGTCAACAACTAGAAAGAGTGGTTGACGCATTATATCAACTAAATAAATAAAACCAAAATGGCACAATCAATTTTAATTATAGCTGACGCAGGTGCAGGTAAATCAACTGCTATTACTAAGCTAGACCCTAAAGCAACTTTTATTGTTAATGTAGCAGGCAAAGGATTACCTTTTAAAGGTTGGAAAAAGTCTTACATACCAATCTCAAAGACTAATCAAAAAGGAAATATGAGTAATGTTTCCTCAGCTGCAGGTATAATGAAGTGTATGAAGCATGTGAATGATAATATGCCTCATGTGACGAATCTCATCATTGATGATTTTCAGTATATGGCAAGTTTTGAATACTTTGATAGAGCTAAAGAAAAAGGCTATGAAAAGTTCACTGATATTGCTACAAACATAGCATCAGTTTCAAGAATGCCAAAAGACATGAGAGAAGATCTGAATGTATATTATCTAACTCATCCAGAAGAAATAAATAGGAATGGTTCAGTGTTTATTAAAGCCAAAACCGTTGGGAAAATGATAGATAATTCATTAACTTTGGAAGGGCTTTTCACTATTGTCCTCTTTGGTAAGGTCATTAAACTAGATGATGGAACTTTCCAATATGGGTTTGAAACCCAAACTGATGGGTATAATTCCTGTAAATCACCAATGGGTATGTTTGAAGATAGATTCATACCTAACTGCTTAAAATATGTCAATGAAAAAATTGTGGCATATGAGGAATAATTATTTAACATTTAAACTATAAACAAATGAGTACACAATCAAAACAGAAAACTATGCTAAGCACAAAAGACATGGCCGCAGGAAGTGGCAAAATAAGACCTGTATTAGACCCAGGTAATCAAGTAATAAGGATTAATGATGTAACTTATGATCAAACTCCCTATGATAAGGAGGCATACAATATTGTATTACATGTAGAAACTAATCCAGTTAGTGGTGATTTTGAAGGATTTTTAACTGATGCAGAAGATCAGAAATCTCCTAGATATGAAGGTCAAGTAGGTAGAATTAGATTTAGCCCATGGCCTTATAAGGATGCAAAACTTCCAAGTGGAAGAGAAATCTCAAGGGACACTGAAGTTCTTAAGTCTATGATCTATCTATCTGAAGTATTAAACTGCAGAGATGAGCTTGATATGATTGAGGCAGAAACAATTGAGGATTTTATGGTTTCTGTAAATAAATTATTCACAGGAGAGAAACCTTCTGAGTTCTTTAATGCATGTATTGGTGCAAGAGAATGGGAAAACAAAGATGGATATACCAATAATGACTTATTCTTACCACGTATGAGTAAGAAAGGTATCCCATTAGAGGCTCTTGAGAAAGAGAATCCTAGATTATTAGAATTTGACAAAGATGAGCACATTGTCCCTTTGAAAAAGAAGGAAGAGGATAATGTGAAATCCTTTGAGCCAAAGACTAATAAAGATAATGACTTTGAACTGTAAAGAAATTCATTCAACTACTGCCTCATATCAGTGAGTGAAGTTAAAAGGGGATTGCTTAGATGTGATCCCCTTTTTCTTTGTAATTAATTGTTTATGTTAACAACAAAAAATTTAATAGTAACAGATGTACAAATCCCAGGCACATGGGTATTTGAGTATTATTTAGATCTACCAGAAAAATTAGCAGGGCAAGATATAAAGATTATATCTGTCTTTAATCCAGCTGAGAGAACACCAAGTATGTGTATCTTTATGGATAAGGTTTCTGGTGAGTATAAGTTTAAAGATTTCTCTACTGGTAAGTATGGTAGCAAAATTGATTTAGTCCAGGAACTAAATGATGATGTAAATAATTATTCAGAAGCAGTTTTTAAGATTATACAAGATTTTAACTCATATGTACTACAAAATGGTTCATATGAAGTAGCTGAATTTAAAGAGTATTCCAAGTATCAAGTTGACTTTACTAAAACAAGGCCGTGGAAGCCTGATGATAGAGATTATTGGCTACAATTTGGAATAGGTACAACAATTCTTTTTGAGTACAATGTAAAAGCTATAGATTATTACAAGATGTCTAAAGAAATAGATGGTGAGTTGAAAGAGATTAAGCTTAGAGGGCCTAAACTTTATGGTTATTTTGATAGAAATGCTAAGGTGTATAAAATATACCAACCATTACAAAAGAAACATAAGTTTATTAAGGTCTTTCATCATATCCAGGGATTGGATCAGCTTAAGTATGAACAACCATATCTTATAATTTGTTCATCACTAAAAGATGCAATGACACTGAGACACTTTAATTATAATATTGAAGTAATTGCTCCAGATAGTGAGAATGTAATGATTAAGCCTTATGTTATTAAAAATCTTAAAAGCAAATACAAAAAGATAATCACTTTATTTGATAATGATACAGCTGGCCTTAAAGCCATCACTAAATATCATGATACTTATGATATAAGTGGTACTGCATTAACTATGAGTAAAGATTTATCTGATGCTGTACGTGATTTTGGATTTAATACAGTTCATGAAGAACTGAAGACCCTACTCAGAAAGGTATTAAACAAGAAAGTATGAAATGGTTTATACCAGGTAATGTACCAAGCTCTAAGAATGGAAGAAGATGGACTGGTAAATACTTTATCTCCAGTAAAGCTGTAATGAAGTACAGGAAGGAAACTAATGCTCTCTATAAGAAGCTGACACATTCTTTTCTTAAAACATACAATAAGTATGAACAACCAGTTACCATTTCTTTCAGGTTTATTAGAGGTAGTAAGCATAAGTTTGACCAAATTAACCCAGCTCAGACCGTTCAAGATGATATGGTTGAATATGGGTGGTTAGAAGATGACAATGCTGACATTATTTTGCCTGCATTTAAAACTTATCATTATGATAAGACCTGCCCAGGCGTTTACATAGAAATTGAAGAAAATGAAAACAAAAAGAAAGAAAAAAAGGAAGTTAAGCCTAGAACAGGGACTAGCCCTAATGCATCTTAAAGATGTAGGAACTCATAGTATAATAGTTACATTCTCAGGTTCAGGTGATGATGGAGGAATTGATGAGATTCAGTTGTTTGACTTTTATGAAAAAGATATTTCTACAGATAGTATATTCAATAAACATGGAACTCTAGAAAGTCCTTTAGAACAGTTATTCTATGAATGTATATATAACCTATCCAGATTTGAAGGAAATTGGGTTGATGATGATGGAGGATTTGGAACACTAACTATCAATCTTGAAATCAATGAATATGAACTTGATATTAGTTTTAGAACTACTAGGGATCATGCATGGAATCAACAAGTCTTTATATAATGCATCCACAAGTACACGCTGAAAGTTCAGCAAAGAGGTTTGGTGGAGATCCAGCAGATTACCTTACTATACATGAGTGGTTTGATGAAACAAAAGCCTGGGTAGGACACTCAGAGCATAGGGTCTTCAGACATCATAGTGAAGGAATATTTGAATCTGAAAAAATATTTGGATCAGAGTTTACCAATAGTGATGGTAAAATAGTATATACAAGACATGTTGGAGAACAACATGTTAAAGAGGACTGTTTCAATTACATTCCCTCTGCAAAAGAATGGTTAGTAGCCTTGAGGGCTAAGAAGAAACCAGAATGGATGTTAAGAACAGCAAGTTTAAATGATTAAACAATGGAAGTAAATACTGAAAACGGAAAATTAAAACTAGATAAGAAAACATACCTTGAATTAAAGAAGATGTTAACCTCAACTGAAGAAGACTTTGAGATGGCTGTAGAAAACATCAAGAATATAGATATAAGCAGTATAACTGTTACACTATTAGCCAAACATTTAGTATATGGTAAAAGAGCAGCATTCTTTGAACACTTTAAAGAAAGGATTGACTTAGCAACAGCAGGTGCACAGATTGATACTAAGAAAAGACCATCTTATACTGAGGCAGAGTTATCCTGGGATAATTTATTTGAGAGATTTAAGGAATCACCTTATTTAACAGACTTTGACAAGGAGATGATACAATTTGAACTAGAAAAGCTCATCAAGGATACTCTGAGAAGTTTAGATTATACATTTATTAAAAAATTAAAATTAGATTTAAAATGGTAGATATATCAGACAAATTATCTAGGGTTAGTAAAACTCTAATCCTGGATGAACCCTTCTATGGGTTATTTCTTATTGGACTAAACAAAAAGTTTAGGACAGATATACCAACGGCAGGCGTTAGTAAGCATGGCATTGGTGTGCAATTATCCATTAATCCTGATTTCTTTCTTGATTTAAGTGAAGAGCATAGAGTAGGATTATTAAAACATGAGTTATTACACATCTCATTTGGACATCTAATCTATAGGGATCTATTTGAAAATAAAAAGCTGTTTAATATAGCAGCTGACTTAGAAATCAATCAATATATTGCTCCTGCTGCACTTCCAGATGGTGGTTTAGTGCTTGAATCTTTTCCAGAGCTTAATCTGCCTCAAAGAGCAGGAACAAAAGTATATTATGATCTCTTACAAGACAACTGTAAAGAGGGCCCGTGTCCTTCATTAGAAGGTATATTATGCCAAATGGATGGAGATAGCATATATGATCATCCAACATGGGATGAGTTTGATGAGTTAAGTGAAGCAGATAAAAAGCTGGTTCAAAAACAAATTGAACATCAACTTAAGGAAACAGCTGATACTACTGAGAAAAGAAGAGGAACCATACCTGGAGAGTTATCAGAGATAATTGATAGGTTGACAAATATTCCACCACCTAAGTTTGACTGGAGAGGTTATCTAAGACGCTTTGTAGGCAATTCTAGTATTGTATATACCAAGAAGATGCGTAGGAAGTACAACAAAAGATATGAAGCAAATCCTGGTCTTAAGATCAAGTTTAAAAATCATATCCTTGTTGGTGTAGATACATCTGGCTCAGTATCAACTGAAGAACTTGAAGAGTTCTTTCATGAACTATGTCATATGCATAAGACGGGTCATAAGATCAGTGTTGCCCAATGTGATGCTAGTCTTAAAGAAGTTAAGGAATTCAATCCTAAACATGATTGGAAAATATTAGGTAGAGGAGGTACAAACTTCCAACCAGTTGTAGATCATTTCAATGAAAATAAAAGAAATTATACTGCACTGATATATTGTACAGATGGTGAAGCACCAGCTCCAGTAGAATGTCCAAAGAATACCTTATGGTGTTTGAGTTCATCTTCTTCTGATAATGATGAGTTACCAGGTTTAGTAATCAAGTTAAATTAATAGATAATATGGCACAAGTAAGTTTAAATATTGATGAATTAAAAGGATTCATTAACCACATAATCACTAATAACAGGTGGCTTCAAAATCAACAGAAGCCACCTGTTGCAGTGGAAGTAGTGGGTGAATCAGGAATAGGTAAAACATCTGTTGTTGTAGAATTAGCAAAGGATAATAATCTCAAGTTTGTAAAGCTAAACCTAGCTCAGATAGAAGAGTTGGGTGATCTAGTAGGATTTCCTGTAAGACAATTTCAGATGTTTAAGGAAAAATCAGTGCTTGTAAAGAAAGAGGATATTACCTATACAACAGCCCAGCGGGTTTCTGCATCTTCTGATCTTGCAGAAATATCTGGTCAAACAACTATAAAAAAGAAGGTTGGCAGATGGGTAGATGAATTGGCAGTACAGGAGTATCTAAAGAATGGATACAAAATGACTGGTCAAAATAGAATGTCTTATTGTGCACCAGAATGGATTGCAGATGCAAAAGAGGGAGGTATATTACTTCTTGATGACTGGAATAGAGCAGACGTTAGATTTATCCAGGCAGTAATGGAATTAATTGATAGACAAACATATATCTCATGGACATTACCTAAAGATTGGCATATAATTTTAACTGCTAATCCTGATAATGGAGATTATATGGTTAATTCTGTTGACTCAGCACAAAAGACCAGATATATCACAGCAAACTTAAAGTTTAATGTTGAGGTATGGGCACGGTGGGCAGAGGAAGTGGGAATTGATTCAAGATGCATTAATTTCTTGTTATTAAATCCTGAACTTGTAAGTCAAGAAACAAATGCAAGATCCATTACAACGTTCTTTAATTCTATTTCTAGTTTTGAAGATTTTGAAAAGGAACTAAGTATGATCCAATTAATTGGTGAAGGTTCTGTAGGAGACGCATTTGCATCCATGTTTACCACATTTATAAATAATAAGCTAGACAAACTGATAACTCCTAAAGAATTGTTAACTCATGACAATGAGCAATATATTCTAGGTGAGCTAAAGGGTTGTGTTGGTGAAGGTGATTCATATCGTGCTGATATTGCATCAACTTTGGCAATCAGGTTAGCTAATTATTCAGTAGTATATTCTAAAGAAAATACTGTTACTCAGAAGATTACAGAAAGGTTAATTGCTCTTTGTACAAAGAAGTATTTCACTGATGATCTAAAATATCTTGTTGTGAGAACTATTTTTAATGGAAACAAACAAAAGTTTAATAAACTGATGATGAATCCAGAAATAATCAAAATGACTGTAAAATAATGAGTAAAAATGTATTTCAAGAGTATGAAGATGCTGCTCTGGCTCACTTTAGCTTAGAAGACATATCCCATTATGGGGTATGTTCTTCTTCTGCTGGGGAGATAGAAACTATAATAGTTACTGAGGCAGAGTATATATATAAAAAAGTAAGAGATGTGTTGAGTACCTCAACCAGCAAAACAATTGGAACCTGGAAAAAGGCTTTTGTTCTTCCCAAGTCACCTGTGTCTTTAGATAGAATCAAAAGTGCATTAAAAGAGCACGGCATAGTTGTAACCAATGAATGGACAGACGCTGATCTTATAGTTACACATAATGATTTCTACTGTAGTTTTAAAAATGGGGATTCTATTCAGTCAACAGCTTTAATGGGAAAACTATGGAACTATGAGACATTCAAAGACTCTACTGGTAGTATGATAGGAGCAGATAAATATGTTAAAGACACTGGTAATCCTGTCATCTTTGATGACAAGTGCAAACAGTGGTTTAATATATGGAATGCTGACACATATGATACAGTATATGATGCCTGGTATGTAACTGGATTAGCAACAAACCTTGCTCATGCAATTGAAACTCAAAGTCTTGCCGTTGTTGATGTTGAAGATATTATTCATCAATCAGCTAATAAACAGATCCTGGACGACCAATTAGTTAAAGACCTTGTAAAACAGGTTGACTCATATAATGAAGAAGATAATGCAATAGCAGGTAAGATATTACCTACAGTTGATTATAATCAAAAACATCATTTATTATGGCAATTAGCTCAAGAAGTTAATAATAAACTATATAAATTCAATAGGAACAAAGATGTTCAGTATTGGAAGGATCAATCAAGAATGGATCAGTTCCATGGCTTTACTGCAGAACAAATGATTCAGTGGTTAGAAGCAGAAGACTTGCTTACTAAAGAAAACTTCAGATACCTAGAACCAATTGTCAGGAGTGAAATAGAAATTGACAATAGGGATCTTTATGTATTTAAAGTACAAGTCAAGCCTGAGTATAGGAAATTTTTAAAATCAAATAAAAAAGATGAAAAAAGATTTGGCACAACTAATGAAATTAAAAAAGATGAAAATGGAAAATGAAGCAGTAGTAGGATCAGAAGACACTAAGTGGAAAGGTAGTGCTGATCTAGCTGAAAAAGAAGTTGAAGATGTGACACTATATGATATTTCTCTTACTATAGAATCAGAGGGAGGTAAGTTTACTTCAGGATTCTGGAATGGAAGAAGCTTAGGTCTATTTGTGGGTGTAAAAGATAATTATTCTCATCATGATCATGACCACCTAACCTTTACAAAAACCTCAGATAGTGAGTTTGATACAGCTAAATTAAATAATGCAAAAATCTTTAGATATCCTAATCTTGCTCTTCCAAGAGAAAAGTTAAATATTATTAGTGATAAATACGGATCTAGTGTTATCAGAGATCATACTAAAGCAGATCTATTAGTTATCTCTAGTAAATATTTGGATTCATTATATGAACATGCCTGGGGGAGTATAAATTATAGAGGAACAGCAAGTCTCATGACTTTAATTGACATGAAACATATGTCAGGTGTTCATTGGAGTAAAATATTTACTGATAAGTGCTATGAGGAAATTAGAGATTTTATTGATCCTTGTCCAGATAATAGTGTGTTTATAATTACTAAACCTTACTACTGGAGTAACACAAAGATAACAAACCAGCAGGAAGCGTTTCTAAATGCTGTAACAGAGGAGAAAAACCGTGGGTATTCTTATTATGTAAAAAATAAGGAGGTAGATCATTACAAGTATTTATTGTCAAATAAAGACAAAGTTGTATTTGATGTAACATTATCAAAAATCTCTACTGAAGATTCAGTTGCTTTAGATGAAGATTCATTTAAAGAAGTAGTAAAGATGATAGGGAGCTCAGATGATCATGATACATCAATTGGTCTAGAAATTATGGCTAATTGTAATGTAGAAGAATCATATGAATACATTGCTATGTTACTCTATTTCTATACAGACAAGATGAAGTATTGTAAAGGATGGAATCATGTGAATT